TTCGCGCACCGCGCCCTTCGCATCGACGTGTGCGCGCACGGGCAGCGAGCGCGCATCCTCCTCGATGGGGATGCCGGCGCGAGCGAGCACTTCGGTCACAGGGATCGTGAGCAGGCCGCTGATGCGGTTGGCCTCTTCTGCGGACATCGCGCGCTTGCCGCGCAGCATCAGCGAGACGGCGGAGGGGTCGAGTTCCATGTGTTTCGCCAGCCGACGCAGCGACATCTCGCGCTCGGCTAACCGTTCTCGGAACCACCGCGTGTCGATTTTGGATTTGGCTTGCATCGTTCACCTCGTTGCTGATTCGTTGGGCTGTTGACAATTCCTCATCATTCTTGCACCTTCGGCCCTTCCCCGCAACACCAACAACGAGAACGGCGTTATGTCGCAACTGAGTCCTGCCCGCGAAATTGTCGAGAAATTGGGCGGAGTGCGCGCTACCGCACGCATCTTGTCGATGTCACCGAGCGCGGTGTCGCGGTGGATGATGTCGAGAGACAAGCGCGGCACGAACGGGCACATCCCGCGCCGCCATTGGCCGGCCATCCTCAAGCACTCGCGCGCCGAGCGCCTCGCCATCCGTCTCAGCGACCTCGCTGACATCTGACCCATCGGCAGGGGGCCGGCATGGTCAAGAACTCGGAGTTCCTCTCCGCGGCCTACGGGCCGCTCGGAGACAACGCATTCGGATGGACGTGCGCGTTCACCGCAGATCCGCACAACGCCCCGCCCGACATCTGGTCGGGCTCGTTCTGGCGCGCGACCGACCGCCAGGTCGAGATGCTCGATCGGCGCGGCGAGCAGAACACCTACTTCAGCGTCTCGCGGCTCAACGCGCCGCGCCGCAGCAAGAGCGCGTTCCACTCGCTCGCCGTGCTCGTCGCCGACGATGCCGACCCGACGGAGATCAACGGCCGGCCGTCCTACGTCATCGAGACCTCGCCCGGCAACCACCAGATCGGCGTGTTCTTGGACCCCGCCGACCCGGCCACGCAGGACCTCGAGGTCATCGACCGGCTGATGTCGGCGATGGCCGATGCCCGGCTCATCAAGGCCGACGCCTCGGGCAACAACGCCGTGCGCTACTGCCGGCTGCCCGTCGGCCGCAACACCAAGGGCGGCGCGGCGCATGAGGTGCGCCTGACCGTCTGGAACCCCGACCAGCGCCTCACCCTTGAGGATGCCGCCTCGGTGTTCGGCATCGACCTCTCGGCGCTCGAGCCGCGCCAGCTTGCCCCGGCGGCCCCCGCCGGCCCGGCGGAGCCCGACTGGGCGGCGCTCGTGCAGCAGGTGGTCACGGGCGAGGCCTACCACGGCCCGCTGCTCTCGCTCTCGGCCAAGCTCGCAGCCTCCGGCGCGGGCGGCGGGGCGATCGTGAACCTGCTGCGCGGCCTCATGGACGCCGCCCCAGACCGCTCGGACCGGTGGCAGTCCCGCTACCACGAGATCCCGCGGATGGTCTCCGGCGCCGACCGCTACCGCCCGGCAGCCACCGCCCCGGTCACCATCACGCTGGGCGGCGCTCAGGCGGCCCCTGAGCGGCCCTCCGACCTCGCCCCACTCGACTGGTCAGCCCTCGCGGGAACCGCCCCAGAGCCGCCAGAATGGCTCGTGCAGGGGTGGATGCCCCGGCGCACGACCACGCTCCTCGCCGCGAACGGCGGCGTCGGCAAGTCGAACCTCTCCCTGCAGCTCGCTGCCTGCCTCGGCCTCGGCCGGCCGTTCATGTCAATCGACCCGGTCGCCCCCTGCCGGGTACTGGTCCTCTCGGCCGAGGACGAGGCGCGCACCGTCCACTTTCGCCTCTCGAACGTCGCGGCCGACCTCGGGGTCGGGCTCGCCGACCTCGAGGGGCGGGTGTTCGCCTACGACCTGACGCAACAGGATTGCGTCCTCTGGCGCGAGGGCGGGGTGACCGCCCGCATGCAGTGGCTGGCCGACACCGTCGCCCGGCACCAAGCTCAGGCCGTCATCATCGACAACGCCTCGGACGTGTTCTCAGCGAATGAGAACGACCGCGCCGAGGTGCGCGGGTTCATGCGCGCGCTCAACGCGATCGCCCAGGCGAGCGGGGCAGGGGTGCTGCTCCTCGCCCACGTTGACAAGGCCTCGGTGCGCATGGGCGCAGGCGCGGACACCAACTCGACCTTCTCGGGCTCGACCGCCTGGAACAACTCGGCGCGCTCGCGCTGGGCGATGACCCGCGAAGAGGACGCCGTCGTGCTGCGCCACGAGAAGTGCAACTTCGGCGCCCTGCAGCCGCCGATCCGGCTCGAGTTCGACCCCGGCGCGCGCGTCTTCAAGCGATTCGGCGAGGTGACCGCCTCCGCAGCTGCGCGTAACGTGTTGCGAAGTTCTAATCGCGGTGCGATTCTCAAACTGCTCGCAGCGACCGTGCAGGCCGGGCAGCGGGTGTCCCTCAGCAAGACCGCGAACAACAGCGCGTGGATCGTGCTCTCAGGGTCGAAGAACTTCCCGCAAATCGACCGGCGCGACTTCTGGTCGATGCTCTTCGACATGCAGCGCGAGGGTCTGATCGAGGTGACGTCCTACGAGAAGAACCGCAAGCGATTCGAGGCCATCGCGATGACGGCCGCCGGGCTCGAGGAAGTGGCGCCGGCCTGGGAGCGTTAAGAGATCAGGGCAAGGATGCCCCAGCCGACGCCGAGCAGCGCGGCGCACACGATCGCGGCGTCGCGCAGCAGCCGGATCAGCGGGCCGAAGTCAGGTGGGCGTTCCATCGCCATCCTCCACGGCATCCTCGACGCGCGCGATGAGCTCGTCGAGCTCCTCGTCGCCGATCTGCTCCTTGCCGTGCAGCGCGCACCAGGCGGGGTCCATGCGCCGCAGGGCGTCGCGCACGTCGCGCAGCAGATCGTGCCGCTCGCGCAGCAGCCGGAGCAGCCTCATGCGCTCGCTCATTTGTCCTCCTTCCTGATCCCGTGGAACCGCTCGGCGTCACGCCACGCTTCGCAATAAATCACCTCCCCGCCGTCGCTTTCGCTTGCCTTGTACGCCTCGGCTACCTGCTCCCTCGTCGCAGGCTCCCGCTTGGCGTCCGGCTGCGGGGTGGGGTATGCTTCGCCGCGTGAGGGGTCGGTTTCTCCTGACCCAACGCCAACACCTCGGGCCGGGATGCCAGTCTCGGCCCGTTCCTTTTTCGGCTCCGCGAGCGCGGCGTCGAGGGCGGCGATTTCGGCGCTGTAATCCGATTTCTCGCCGCTTGGCCTAATCGTTTTGTCCGCGTCTCTGAACGCCGCGTGTAATCTCCAGACTACAGCGCGGGGCAGGGTGATGTTGTCGGTCATGGCTGCGTCCCCTTCGGCCCAGCGCACTCGCCCTTGAACATCGCGTGACACCGCCCGCCGCCGTCCAGGCAAGCGGGATACCTGCACCCGGCACGCTGCCCGCGCAGCTGCTCGAGCTCGGCCTCGAGGCGGTCGATGCGGGCCGAGTACATCGCGCACCGCTCCAGGGCGCTCTTGATCTCGGCGCGGTACTCCGCATCCGTGTGCGGACGCGCCAGCCACGCCAGATCCCACTCGTCGAGTTCGATGGTCATGCCTGGTACCTCCGCACCAATGCCTCGACGGCAGCGGCGTTCCGCGCCGTCACCCATTCCCGATTCAGCTGCAGCGCCCGCGTCTTGCGCCCGAGCTCGAGCGCGATGCGCCCCTTGGTGAAGCCCTCATCGAGCAGCCACTCGATCCGTTCCCACGTCGGCCCCGCCGGCACGAGCGCAGCGTCGCCCGCGCAGGCCGGTGTCACCGCCAAGATCCGGCGCTCGGTGCGCGCACGGATGCGCAGCTTGCGGCCGGCGCGAACGTCGGCAATCACGGACAGCGCCACATCCGACGCCGCCGCCACCATCCGGCGACCGACGCCCCTGCGGGACAGCGCGAGGATGTGCCGCCGCGCCAGGGCAGCGTCCACGATGCCGTTCCAATCGCCCGCCGCCCGCGCTGCAGCACGCCCGCGCTCGTAATCCGAATTCGACCGGCGGCAGTAGAAGCACCGGCACCCCGCGAGATACCGCAACCGATGCCCGTGCGGGCGCTCGGCGGCGAGCTCCGCGACCGGGCGCAGGCCGCGATCCTGCAGGCTCACTCCCGGTCCTCCGCGCTGTGCCAGTCGCGCTGGCGCTTGAGGAACGTCGGCCACTTGAGCTCGTCCACCCAGCTGCGATCGTCGATCAGCACTTGGTTGGTGGGCTGCGCCGTGTACCGGCCGTTCTCGAGCTGCAGGAAGTAGAACTCCTTGCTCTGCGCCGGCGAGGCGCTGAACGCATCGCCGACCGGCGCCAAGGTGAAGAGGTACATGCCGGCGTGCTCGGCGCCGTCCTGCAGCCGCACCCGCGCATTCATGGAGGAGAGGTACGGATATTCGAGGGTCGTGAACTGCCACCCGTAGGCGTCCCAGGTCGCGGCCTGCCACGGCTCCCAGGGCGGGGCGTCCTTGACCGCAGCGAGCTGATGCAGCGGGACGTTGCGGTACACCGCGCCGCACTCGAGCAGCACATGGCAGCCGAACGCGCGGCCGGGCCACGACGTGAGGCCGAACCAGACCGCGCGCAGCGGCTCGTGCTTGCCGATGGCATCGGCGTCGATCCAGACGTACTGATGGGCAGGCAGCGGCCCCGCGTGCGTGTGCAACGTCACTTGCGGTCCCTCCACAGCAGGGCCGCCAGTACCGCAAGCGTCGAAACGCCCACCAGCGCATACACGGACAGCACGATCACGAGCAGCAGCTCGACGAGCGAGCCCAGGTTAGCCCAGCCCACGCCGCACCTCCTCGAGCGCGCTCTTGATGCTCTCATCGGCGAACTCGAGCCCGCGCAACACGTTCACGAACGCACGCACGCACTCGGTCGCATCGGTGAACTCGTCGAGCTTCGTCTCGATGGTCGAGAACTCGGCGCGCGCGCGGATCTCCAACATCAGGGCAGGGGCGCTCATGGCGTGGCCTCCTTGGCAGGGTTGAGGAACTGGGCGAGCTGCGGCACCTGGTGCGGGGCGAGGTAGATGCGCGACTCGACCTCGCCGCTCTGCGCGAGCACAAGGTCGCCGTCGCCATCCACCCAAACCCGCAGCTCGTAGCCGGGCTTGATGGCGAGCATCGGATCAGGGTCCGTGGCCGGTTCTGTGGCCGGTTCATCGCCGCCCTCGCAGCCCGTGCACGTCTTGCTGTAGCCGCGGCCGACGGTGCGGAAGTCGCGCAGGTCCCTGTCCTGGCCGCAGACCCGGCAGGTCTTGGTGTGCGCGCTCACGGCCGCACCGCCTTCGGCGCACGGTGCAGCACCACCGCGCCGTCACGGTTCGATGCCACGATGCCGGTGAACTTGAGCGCGGCCAGCAGCTCGCCGAGCGAGAGGCCGTCGAGCTCGACTGACACCCGCGGCGGCGGGGGAGGGAGGCTTGCCAGTGCGGCGCCCCAAGCCAGTGCGTCCTCGCTCATGGCACCCCCCACGGCCGAACGACCTTGGCGCGGCAGTTCGGCTCCGGCAGCCGCTCACGCTTGTCGGTCTGCCACTTCCACGGAGCCGGGCGCGTGAACATCCAGACAACGATGCCGCCGAAGAAGAGCGCCATGCCGAGCGTCACCACGGCGACGTAGACGATGTCGAGGGCGCTCATGCGGCCACCTGCTGCAACTGGCCTTGCTCGAGCCACGCGCGCAGCTGCTGGCGCATGTATCCGATCTGGTCGCAGATCTCGACGACGCGGACGTCGGCGGTGAAGAACTCGTTGCCGCTGTGGTTGATGGTCAGCTGCAGCAGCTCGCGCGCGACTGCCTGGTAGTAGTGGCCGCCGACGATGCAGACCTCGGAGAACGGCCGCCGGCCGCAGCTCGTGGCCTCGACGAGCATCGCCAGCGTCTCGGGCGTCACGCCGCGCGCGATGAGCTCACGGCCGCGCACGTTGTCCATCTTGCGGTTGTACCGGCAGATGGGCGCGGAGCCATCAATCCAGCCGTGCTCGGCAGACAGCACCGTGACGTGCGCCAGCGCGCCGGTCGGGTCCGCAGTCTTAAGGGTCTGCCACACCGGCCCCGCGTAGCGGTCCACGGCCGGCACGGGCAGCGCCTGCGAGGACTTCGTGGCCGAGCAGGCCATGATGAGGAGGCGGCTCACGGTTCCATCCCCTTGTAGGTCTTGAACTCGGCCACCTCGCCCTCGAGCACCGCGATGCGGCGTTCGTAGAGCTCGATGACCTTCTGCTGGTTGTCGATGAGGCGCGCCTGCACGGCGGCCAAGATGTCCGCACGCTCGACCGCTTCCCGAAGGGCAGCCACGCGCGCGGCGCTCATGCTGTACTCGCCACTTGCTGCGAAAGTCACAACGGCACCGCCAAAGCTTCCATGCGCTCAAGCGCACGGGCGAGCCCCGCGTCGATCTCAGCCTCGGTGAGCGCACTCAGGCGCGCCTGGTAGTGCCCGGCCTCGAGCAGCGCGAGCAGCACGAACGCGGCCGTGACCACGTCGCAGCCCACCCGGTTGCCGAGCACGTTCAAGTCGAGGCCGTAGCGCACGATCGGCGCGGCCTGCCGCGAGCGCGGGGGCTCGGGGCGGTACGAAGCAATCACCAGTCCAGTCATCGCGGTCCTCCTCCCTGACCCGCCACCATGGCGGGCATGGGACGGATTCTGTGTGATGCGGCGCACGTTACGCAATGAGAATATCGCAACGCATCCACTCTGCGGACGGTGAGGGAAGGCGCACAGTTTCGGGCGGCTGCGCCCGCTTGCGCTCGCTATGCTCTCGCCTATGCGCTCGCATGCGGTCGCAATGAGCGGCGCCCCCCCCGTATAACGGGGGGCGCTGCCTTGCGTTTGCGCTTGCTCCTGCTCCCTAGGGGTGTGGGGGCGAGCGCGCGCAAATTCCTGCAGAATCTCGAGGTAGGGCAGAATGGCCCCAGACACACGTCCAGGAGGACCCGAAGATGGAACTTTTTGCGCTCGCTCTGGCATGGCTTTTGGGGGGAGCGATCGCACTCGCCGCGCTCGCCTTCGTGACCGGCTTTCTCGCGTACTGGCTGTGGGCGGTCGCGCATGCCGGGTGGCTCGTCGCCGAGCTCGTCTGGCGGCGTCGAGGGTGACGGCCTTGCGGTGACCGCCACGCGGTGACAGAATCGCACCGCTATGGAGTTGCAGCAGACTACACCACCAGAGCAGCCGCCAGCCCGGCGCCGCGCCACGCGGGCGTCGTTCAAGCCCGGCCAGAGCGGCAACCCAGCCGGTCGGCCGAAGGGCGTGCCGAACCGCGTGCACCAGACGATCAGGGAGGCCATCGAGCTCGCCTGCAAGCCGGGGGCATGTCACCCCGAGGGGCTGGCCGGGTGGCTCGTAGACCGCGCCACAGGGGGCGTCGAAGACCGCAAGATCTTCGCCGGCCTCGTCGCCAAGGTGGTACCGGCGCAGATCCACGCGACGGTTGACCAGGTGACGGTGCAGCTGCCGTGGTTGGCCGGTCGGGGGGTGGTCAGTACACACCGGCGTACACAACCGCAAGCCATCGACGCGCAAGTCGTTGAGCCTGCGATGGAATTGACGCAAGACCTTCGGGTTGATGACCCGATGCGCGTGCTCGAGGTGCCCGAGGCCGCGTCATCCGTCGCGCCCGAGCCACACGTTGCGGCCGTGCAACTCCCTGCCGACCCCCCACCCCCCCTCGAACGGCAGGCGGGGGGTGGGTCGGAGTAAGGGTTCCCTTCCCCTCTCTCGCCAATACCGATTTCGAGGTGTTGAGATAAATGCAACCGCCTGACGAGGACATCGCCGCTGCCGGGCCTATCACGATCAACACCTACCGCCCGCGCGAGGTGTTCCTCGAGCTGCACAACCGCGCGACGCGCTGGGCGTGCGTGGTGGCGCACCGGCGTGCGGGCAAGACGGTGGCGATGTGTGCGGACCTGGTCATCAGCGCGCTCGAGTGCCCGCACCCGAAACCGCAGGTGGCTTACCT